AAATCAATAATGGCAGCCATTTACTTAGGCCTCCTGTAAATAAATCCGCGATCCTGAGCTTTGACTTTAGTCACTGTGTCTGCGTAAATTGTCATCAAAAATCTTGCTTGTGCGCGTGGCGGATTGTCTTCCGGAGAACCCGCATCTCTTCTGTTTTGAAACTGACGCAGCATCTGTTGGTTCATCATGCCTGGATACAGCATATACGCGCATGCCAGGTTTATTACCGCCCATTGCGACCATGCAGGAATCAAAATCGGGCTGTTTCCTGTTGTCACTCCGGGGTATTTGGCAAAATACCACAATTTCAAAGCGTCGTATTCTTTTGTAAACAAAAAAATCCCGTTGTGCATAGGGATGTATCCCTCTCTCGGAAATCCCATGCCTTGCGCAATTTCCTCTTCCTGCAACCATCGGCTTTTGTCTTTCCAGCTGACTTCTACGCACCCGTCCGGTGCATCAATAAAATCATCCGGATACGCAATTAAGCTGCTTGCGCTTGCCGTCACCTCCGCAGACTTTAAAAGCGCTGTGTGCGTAACGGCAAAATATTCCATGGCGCGATTTAGGCAGTTCTTTCGCAATTCCTCGTTGTACGAGGTCATGTTTGGATCTTCCAGCAATACGCCGATTTCAGTGTTAATTTGAGTCCAGGTAGTTGGCATAGATAAAAAAAGGGGAGCTTTTCAGCTCCCCCTCCTCCCTCGTGTTGATTACGAGAACTTGTTGCCAGCGATTCTGGTCGGGCCAGCCGTGACGAAGACCTCAAAGGCTTCCGGTTTGAACAGCTGAAACTTCCAGTACGCATCCCAGCCCATGCGGTAGACCGACTCATACAGGTCGATCGGGCGCGGAGCGTAGAGGCGAGGCGGCACCATAACGCCGCAGATCACACCCATCGTGTCAGCCAGCATCAGGTTGATGTGCAGCGACAACGCCTTGGTGACGAAGCCGTACACGCCCGTGCCCGAGGCCGCAGCGCCGGTGCCCGACGCGTTGATCTCGGTCGTAAAGTCCTTGAGCAGCGGGCGATCAAAGCTGATCACGTTGCCGTCCTTGGCCACAATGCGGCGGTCCACCGCCGTGCCGTCGTTGTACGACACGCCGTTCAGGACACGCAGCTTGGGCTGCGCGACCACGGCCGCAGCCTGGTTCTTGACCTTGTGAATCGTGACGATGTCGCCAACGTTGAAGCCAGATGCGTTAGCCACGGTCACGCCGTGCGTGGCGCTCTCCTGACCAACCTTGTACACGTTGTCCACCTTGGTCGTCACCGGATCCGGAGCGCCGTCCAGCGGGCCAGCGGCAACGGTCATGTTCGACTGATGCGCAATCGCACCGCAGTTCATGAGCGTGTTGATCGACGAGAACACGTGCCGCGAGCTGTGATACGAGCCCATTTCATACTGGTTGAACGGCTTCAGGCTGGCATACTTCTGCAGTTCAATCCACTTTGAGTTGGTCGGACCCGTAATAATGTTGTAGTGCTGACCGGGCGTGCCGACGCACAGCAGCGTGCCAGCCGCCAGACCAGGAGCCGGGCTGTTCCACACGTTCTCGTTCTGCGCGCGCAGGATCGCATCGTCAATCATGTCAAGCGAGAACGTATCCGTGCTAGTCAGCTGCCCCGCACCCGTCGCCGAGCTCGAGGCCAGCGTGATGCGGTTGGTCTGCAGGAACGCATCGCGGATCAGACGATCCGTAGTCTGCGTAATGTTCAGACCCATGCGCGAGCGGGCAATGTTCACAATGCCGCCCGGCTGGTTCCAGTAGTTGACCATCTCGTCGTACTTGTTCAGCGCAGTAGCCCAGGTGTAGCGCTCAAAGCGAATTTCCACCTGACGACCATCAAGATACGACGGAGCCGGCTCGAAATAGCGGTTCTCGGTCGTCACGTTGGTGTTGATTTCGTAGTCAAACACCGAGTTGAGGACCATGAGCGGCGCGTTGCTCGGCAGCATCGGCTGCGTAGCATACGGCACCAGATCGGTGTACGTCGTGTTGCGGCGATACACCTCCATCAGCGAAGGATCATAGACCGTTCTCTGGTTCGAGCTGATGCCCGACCAGGGATCGGTCGTGTAATTGGTAGAGTATTCTGCCATTTCTTACCTCGGTAAAGATCAAAATCACTTATTGTGACTTTCAATCCACATTGCATTAAGCTTTTGAAATTCCTCCTGGTTTCCGGATTGCAAAGCTTTGATCATCTGCCCATACAACATTTCCTTGTCCGGAACAGCGTCTGCCTTGGTTGTTCCGTTGACCGGAGGAGTAGCGCCTTTCAGCGTCTGCTGAACCGCGTCTCTTCGGTTGGCGCCGATGGTCTCGCGGTAAGTCTGCAGATACTGCGTGAGTTCGTCACCAGCTTTCAGATCGGTGCGCAGCAAACCTTTGGCCTCGAGGGCCGCCAGGTCGTTGAATCCGCCCTGATCTGGAGGAAGCATGAAAATCTTTTGGCGCTCCAGACTGGCCTGCATACTGGCGGACTGCTGTTCCAGACTGGACATTCGCTCAAGATATTCTGATTCCTTTGACTTGTACGAATCAACTTGTTTCGTAAAGTCGTTAAGAGACGATTCGTAGGTCTTTACCTTGCCGGTAAGCTCAGCGACAAGTCCTTCCAGCGATGAAACTTTTTGCTGGGATTCCTGCTGAAGCTTTTGATAGGCGCGGTTCAAGCCTCCGTTTCGTGCTCGAAGTTGTTCAATCGATTCGTTCTGCTGCGAGGCGGGATCCGTCTCCGGTTGCCCTGCCTGGCTGTTGATTTCGCCTTCCATATGCTTGTTGCGAGCAGCAGGAATCATCGTGCCGCTGGCTTTGAGAATATATCACAAGTTATCACAAATTATCACAAGTTTGCGTCACTTTTGCGCAGAAGATGGTGGAGTTGGCGGATGCGACGCCTTAGCCAAATCAATTTCGTTTTGTTTGTCCATTTCCATGTCTGATGCAATGCGTGCAATTTCCTCTGAAATGTCCGATCCATCGTGCATTTCCCGAATGGCTTGCTCTCTGGACACCAGGTTCATGCTGAAACGCTGCACCATCTCGTTGACCAATGCGTCACGGTCCAGAGGGAGCATGGAGTTCCACCCAATCTGCGGCTTCAAATCCACGTGCTCCTGCGTCACTTTTGCATTGAAGGCGCTTACTTTTTGAATGTGCACCAGCATGCGCAGCGCCATTTTGTGCAGCTCGCGCAGGCCGGTCGTCCACATCGTGCGCTCGTCCTTGGCGTGCGCCGCAAGCGGCCACATTCTCGTTGCCAGCGTCACGCCACTTCTCTGGCTGCCCTCGTCCATGCCGTGCGCTACGCCCGACAGGTTGGCGCTGCGGTCAATCATGTCCAGCAGCAGCCGAATAAAATCGTGCTGCGCGGTGCCGGTGGCGTCCATAGTCAGCTGATACACCTCCGGCTCTCCTTTTCCTGCGGCAATGGCTGATCCTGATCCAATGTTGATGGAGGAATAGCGGTTGGTAATTTTTTGCTCGCTGACCTTTGCGTTGACATTGCGCATTACCAGCAGGCGATGGCTGACTTCGTCAATAAAATCTCCGATGTCCGACACGCGTCGATTCAGCTCTTCAATCAATCCGGACACGTCGTCTACATGCCCCGTGCCGTAATACGTGCCTACGCGCGGCGGATGCGGGATGTACACCACCGGCACAAATCCAAATGGATTAGGCTGCGACATGACCATCTCCACATCGCCCACTCGCATGGTCGGCACCTGCCCGCCAATCTGGATTTCGTAGATGTCTTTGGTCCAATGTTCTGCGTAAATTACTTTGCCGCCTACGCCCTGCACGTCCACTCCATACCGGCTCTTGGCTTCGTCTACAGTAATAAAATACATCATCCAGACTTCTTCCAGGCTCCAGTAATCAGCAGGGCTAAAAATAGGAACCACAAAATCAGGAAGAACCATTTGAAACCGCAGCCCATACGAAAGCCGGGGATTGGTCGGTTCGTATCGAGGAAAGAAATAACAGCCGCCCAAAAACTGAGATACTGTTGCGGCCTCAAGCTGTATTTCTCGCCCATTGCTTTCTTCCCAGATTGTGTTGATTACTCGTGCAGCGTGTTCGCACGCGTCGTCCTTGATGCCGTCCTTGTTCAAAAAGCTGACCTTAACCAGGCAGTCCGCCTGATCCGGCACATCGCCAAACAATGCGCTGACATGCTTAGACGCAATCCATTTGAACGGGTTGATGCGCAAAGGAAATACGTATGCCGGCTCTCCCGTGCTGGTGCGCGCATTTCCATCTACGCGATGCAGCTCTTCTCCGCTGTACCAGCGCCACCACTTGCGATAGTTTTGCGCCTGGTTGAACCACGCGGTCAGCGGAGGGCCCGGCTTGACCGACAACGGAGGAGGCGTTGCGCCGACGGTCATGTCGGCAAGGTTGTTGAGAATGGTTGTAGATATCATCTTGCTCTGCTCCTGTCGCGGTCGTACCGGCGGCGTTTATCTCGCCCCTCTACCTCCGCGGTCGTAGTGCCTTCGAGTGTTTCGGCTAATCGGATCAGAAACGCCCCAAGTGCGTAGATCCTGTCCCTCGTCCACTTCCGGATACGCCATCCGGTAGAGCGGATACATGAGGAAAGCGCACATCGCCATTGCCGAAACCAGGTCTTGGCTGATTTTGGTGTCTGGAATGCGGTATCGAGATAGTTGTTTTCGTAATCCATCAATCTCCGGTGCTTTTAGCAATTCTCTTCCCAAAATAATTTTTAACGCGTTGAGATATTGCCACTTTTTTATGCCATCAAATCCCAGCGGCAGCACCGGCAACCCACCTGCTTCAAAGCTCAGCTCCGCAATGGCTTTTTGGCTGGCTGTGCTGTCGTATCCTCGATACATCTCGTCTACGCGGTATTTGTGAATCAGGGATTCAAATTTCTGGATGAACGGCTGATAACGTCCGTTGCCAAATCCCCACCAGAACGCCGCCAGCTGCGCAGGCCCTTCCGGAAACTCCGTTACGTCCCACACAAGAATGGTTGGAGCGTTTCTGTCCGGCGCATTGCCCTGCCCTGGGTCTCCAGCCATCATATAAATGTGATCGCGTTTTCTGGGCTCTTCATACCAGTACACGCCCATTGAGCCGCTGTGATATTCCCACCCTTCTTCTCCGTTTTCAAACGACGCTTTGGCGATTTCATTTTTGGAAGCAACAAATACGGGCCGAATGATCTTTTCGCTGATTTCCGAGCCCATCGGCTGCGGCCGCAACCCCTTCATCCACTGATCCTCTACGCCGGCTTCCTTTGCATTGCGTTCAATGCGCGCAATGTCTGCTTTGCTCAGGTACGGGTTGTCCTTGTGCGTCACCAAACGGCCCCAGCTGGTTTTATTTGGTACAAGCGACGCCTCATATCGATCCCACAGTGTGTCGCAGTCATACGCCATACTAATTAGGCTCAGCAAACCCATTCTTGGACGGCCGCCCGGCGCAGTTGCTCTCATTCTTGACGCTACGCCAATCAAAATGCCCGCCAGACTTTCCCTGCCAAACTCATCCAGCTCGTTCAGCAGTCCCGCTTCATCAATGTTGTACCAGTCGCCGTAGCTCGACTGAATGTTTTCAGCGTTCTTGTCCACGTTCATGAATTCCGCCGAGCTGCCGTTTTGAAAGTCAATGCGAATGTACGGCGCTTCCACAAACCATTTCTTTCCGTGCCACGCCACAAATTTTTGCGTAAACAACGTGTTGCCCACTACGTCCCGAATGGCGTTCAGCATCTGTCGCGACTGAAACTGCGTAGGAGCCACATTCACAAACTTGAAATTTGGGATTGTGGCGCACATGTACATAGCCAATGCGCCAATGCCCATGGTCTTTCCCGATCCAGCCAGCCCAATCACGTACCGCTCCAGTTGCTGTGATCGATAAAAATCCAAATGCCATTGCAGCGGCACATAGCCTCGTTTTTCAAAAAATACCGTTCTTCCGGTGTCCGGATCCTTTTTTGCTTCTACGTCAAATGTGATTTCGCTGATTTCCGCAGCAAATTCCTTAGGCTTTCCGTTCTTTTCCCAGTATTCTTTGTACGGCTCGTAGCGCGCATGAGTGGGAAATACAGTAAAACCCGCGGATTCAGGGTTGTCCGCGGGTCTGAAGTAGTAAGAAGTAAAAATTCCGGG